GTGGTCATGCTAGGGGCTTCGAGGCTCCTAGTTTAGACTGAGGTATAATAGCTCTTCTCTACTCCGACCATCCGGTCGCATCTGAGGACAAAATTAAGAGGCTTTGCACATATGGCACGCGATAATCCAGAAAAGACGTTCGAGACCTTCGGGAATCGATACGAGCAATTCGGGTTTCCACCCACGTATTCTTCGAATACCTCTGAGTGGTGGCGTACATATGCGAGCTTGAACACGCCGGGTTATCCGGGTGTCTCGCTCAAGCCTTTTAATCCTCACTATGTGTCCGGGCGACGTGCGCTCTTAGACCCTGTTTTCCGCGCCGAATCATGGAAAAGTCCATATTCGTGGTGGAAGTATCAGGGTTCTGCCATGGGTCAAGGTATTGCCTATCCTAACCGGGATGGGCATATCGATGACCAGCTTCTCTTTGGAAACAAAGCTGAAGTCATGGCTAGAGCAAAGGTTATCCGTGATATACAGCGCATCAAAGCAAATGTTGCGCAAAATATCGCGGAGTACCGACAGGTGCATGGAATGTTCCATACAAATGTCCGTCGTGTGACTAACGCCTACCGTGCATTAAGGCATGGAGACGTCAAGGCACTTGGTAAGAGTATTTCCTTGCGTAAGCGACATAAGCAGTCCTTGCTTAGTCGGGGGCCGCTGAACATTCGGAGCTCCGCTCCGTCTGTTTGGCTAGAGCTCCAGTATGGATGGCTTCCACTAGTGGGAGACGTCTATACCGGGCTTACTCAGTTCTACTCTCGAGTAGAGTCTGGGTACGCCATACGCGCAAGGGGTCGTTCCACTCAAAACTTTTCTGAAAAGATAAAGTTTGGAAACGACGTCGGCATCGTTACTTTCGATGATCGGACCGCAGCGCAAGCTCGGTGCCTATATATCATTGAATACGAGGTCGACAATACTCAGCTTGCCAACTTGGACGATTGGGGCATCACTAACCCCGCTCTGTTGGCTTGGGAGCTTGTTCCCTATTCGTTTGTGGTCGACTGGTTTTATCCAGTTGGAGATTGGTTATCTCAAGTCGGATACTCGCTGGGGCTGCACTTCCGTAGAGGAATGCGAACCGGCAAGTTTTATCGACATACCACGCGCGGATATAAACCCATCGCCCATGCTACCCAGAAACGAACGGTGTCCGGTACGGACATCTTCGAAACTTGGAAGCTACGGCGGGAACTCGTTAGCGGCTTTCCTGATCCCAGGAAGCCTACTTTCGACAAAGATGGGTTAAGGGGTAAACGCATTTTCAATGCGTTGTCACTCCTCTCGCTAGCGTTTGACCGTCAGCGTTAAAGCTGTGCGTCAAACTTCCAACCACGAGTCTCTTAAAGGACTCATTTCCCTTCGAAAAGGAGGCCATTATGGCCGCAGTTGGTAATATCGTCATAAATGACGGGCAGGGAACACCTGTCGCTCATACCTTCAGTCCGTCTATCGTCACTTCGGAAGTGGTTGAATACCACGACCGTTCTGGCGGTATCGTACTGGGGTACCCGCGTCTGACGCTTGGTCAGAAGATGCCGTCTAACGGTATCGGTTCGATCAAGCAGACGTTGCGGATGGAGGTCCCCACCTTGGAGACCGTCACAGGCTCGACTGGCGATGGCTTCGCGCCAAAGCCCACGTTGGCCTACAAGAGTCGCGGTTATGCGGAGTTCTACCAAGATCCCCGCAGTTCTCTTCAGGAACGAAAGAACCTGAACGCTTACTTCAAGAACGCCCTTGCGGACAGTTCCTGGACGAGCGTTGTTGAGAACTACGAGTTGCCGTATTAACGGCCGGTATCATGGGCTCACGTGAGACCTTGATACTGAGACTTGTTCTATGGATGGTCGAAACCTGGCTTCGTGAGAAGTACAGGGTCGTCAGTCCTAAGGACCTCGAGGACGTTGTTAACAACTACCTCGCCCAGCTACCTAAGCTGGGAGTCTCTCTCGTTTATCGCAAACCTCAAGTAGGAGTACCAGATGATGAAGTCTCTGATACAGTTTCGGCTCAGCAAGCTGACCGAAACGACGACGTCGACCGGGCTAACGTGTCAATTCTTTGACACCACCCCTATAGCGACCTGGAATCTACATGATGTAGACCTGGGAAGCCTGAAGGGTGCCGTCACTGAGCTGACCCGCCAGTACCTTTTATGGGTAATTGGCGGGTTGCCGAAGTGGCGGGAACCCGGTGAGCGAGCCTTGCCTTATATGGTCATTGTAGCGTTCATCCGCGAAGATGGCTCGGAGGAGTTCCTCGATGTCCAAACCTCGAAGCTTACGCGACGAGGTCTAAGACTCTTGGAGTGCTCTTTTGACCGTCTTCTCCACAGGTACCAGACAATACGCCTCGAAAAGGTGTACGATATGGGACCTGTGGTTGCGGAGATGCTATATGAAATCAATTAAGGCAACTGCAAAAGCGGGTCGGCGAAGAGGTGGTGTAAAAGCCGCTTCTGACCCGGTTCGTCCAATGCGACGTTCTCTTACCCCTGAACTGATCGAGGGCTTCTTTGAGGCCCTTGATACGCCCGTGGCCTTGAGCTGTTATATGCTTTTCCGAGAGGGAGAGCATGAGCAGCTAGCAAGAAAGACTTTGGATCCGCGTTCATATGCGGACTCCGAAGCCTTTTATCTCGACTACTTAGCAGTGCGCTTCCTTGTGAAGTACACAGGGCTAAGGACCGGGATAGACACACGGCGCGTCGCTATCGATGAATTTCATCGATGCGAGCACAAGTGTTCAGTAGTGAACTCTCAGTTAATGGACATGTTTGAAGATGACCCAGTTATCGCGCTGAATAGCACGAATGACTGGCGCTTTTCCAGGATTATCACCTGGCTTAGTGTAAAGATCTCTTCAGTTATTGGCCCTCTTGATTGGGATGAAGTTGCTGACGCTTGTCGGTTTGGGCCCGGCTCTACAACTAGAGTCGGGGGGACCAAGACCTCCACGTATGAGAAATTCCGAGGAAATCCTCACTCTACGCGTGGGGCACTACCGTATGCACTAGCCCTGTCCGAGGCGTGGGAATCTTTCCCGCATCGCATCGAGCAGGTAGCTGGTAATACGGTAACCTTCGTCCCGAAGAATGCTAAGACGGATCGCGTCATTGCCATAGAGCCCTGCATGAATCAATTCATGCAACTCGGGGCTGGCATTGTTTTACGTGATCGTCTCAAGCGCTTCGGTGTTGATATCCGGGATCAGACCCGGAATCAGCAGCTCGCGTACCAAGGGTCTCTTCATGGGACCCATTGCACTGTTGACATGAAGTCGGCGTCGGATCTTATATCACGCATGGCTGTAGCTTTGCTACTTCCAGACGATTGGTATGGGATTCTCAACGCTCTCCGAAGTAAACAGTACACGCTCGACGGTAGGTCTGGAACGTATGAGAAATTCTCCTCAATGGGGAATGGCTTCACGTTTCCGCTACAGACTTTGCTATTTTGGGCACTTGCGTGCCTTTCTTGCAAATTGTCTAACGTCGGTTCCAGCGCGATCGGTGTATATGGTGACGACGTTGTCGTTCCACCAGAGGCTTACGCCGTCTTTCTTCGTTTGCTCAACTTGTTCGGCTTTGAACCTAACTCCGAGAAGAGTTATGGTGAAGGGCCGTTCAGGGAGAGCTGCGGAAAAGACTACTTCGATGGCTGGGATTGTCAACCACTCTATTTAAAGGAACCAATCCTTGAAGGTATGGAACTCGTTAAATTTGCTAATCGTGTGCGTCGCCTTAGTATCCGTAGCCGGAATGGCTTTGGATGCGACAGTCGGTTTCACACGCTCTGGCAGTACGCCGTCAAACATCTCCCAGCAGGGTTGCGTCGAACACGCATCCCAGAGGGATATGGAGACGGAGGCCTGGTAGTCTCTTTTGAAGAGGCATGCCCGCAACGCGCACCTCGGCAATCCGAGGTGTGGGAAACGGGTTTTCTCAGGCCTGGGGAAACCCTCGCGGCGCGAGCCGCGAGGGTCATCCCTCTCGGGTGCGAAGGCTTCACCTACACTAGGTGGGTCTTCGTGCCAGAGAAGTACGAGATGGTTGATGAGATGGGTACGCTACGGTACGCACTATTCGCTGCTCAGGGGATCAAAAGTCCTCCTCGTGGTTGGATGGTGAACGGCCGTACGCCGGACGACTATCACTTAGAGATAAGGGATAGACCGTTCGATGCTTACCGGGATTTCGAACGTACCTCAGGTGACCCTACGGGTCATCCCATGGCTACGCATCGAAAGAAAGGTAAGTACGTGCGACGAAGGGGTGTGGCCAGGAACTGGCCAAGCCTCGGGGGGTGGATCTAAATAGTCTGCCTCCTTTCCGGAACTAGAACCGGTGGTGGGGTCGTCTGACCCTATATTAACAAGAG